CGTATACAACCGTATAGCTATGGACGCCGCCGCAATCGAAATCAAGCATGTTAGGCTGGATGAGGATGGCCGCTATGTCGAAACCATAGACTCGAGCCTTAACAACTGCTTAACTGTCGAGGCTAACATTGACCAGACAGGTAGAGCTTTCGTACAGGACGTTGTCTTGTCGATGCTTGATGAGGGTTGCGTGGCAGTAGTACCGGTTGACACCGACGATAACCCGGATGAAACCGGATCATATTCGATTGAGACCATGAGAGCCGGCAAGGTTATTGAGTGGTTTCCTCGAAATGTTCGAGTTAGGCTTTACAACGACCGCAACGGAAAGAAGGAAGAGATTGTAGTACCGAAATCCACGGTCTCAATCGTTGAGAACCCTCTTTATGCGGTAATGAATGCGCCAAACTCAACCCTGCGTCGACTTATTAGGAAACTTAATCTGTTGGACGCAGTTGATGAGCAGAGCAGTTCCGGCAAATTGGATTTGATTATTCAGTTACCGTATCTGATCAAGACAGAAGCAAGACGTCAACAGGCCGAACAGCGCCGTAAAGACATAGAAACTCAGTTGTCGGGTTCGAAGTATGGTATCGCCTATACCGATGGCACAGAGCGTATCACTCAGCTTAATCGACCCATCGAAAACAATCTAATGCACCAGATTGAATACTTGACGAGTATGCTTTTAAGCCAGTTAGGAATCACTCAGGGTATATTAGATGGTTCTGCCGATGATAAGACGATGCTGAACTACTACAACCGAACGATTGAGCCTATATTGTCGGCTATCGTTGACGAGATGAAACGTAAGTTTCTCACAAAGACAGCCCGTTCGCAGAGACAGTCAATCAAGTTCTTCAGAGATCCGTTTAAACTTGTGCCAGTATCTGACCTTGCTGAAATCTCTGACAAGATGACCAGAAATGAGATCATGACTTCTAATGAAATCAGACAGATCATCGGTTTGAGGCCTTCGAGTGACCCGAATGCAGACCAGCTTCGGAACAAGAACCTCAATCAGTCAGCGGAGGCAGAAGCATCGCAGGTCCCAGCTGAGGGCGGAGACGAGATGACTGAGCAGGATGTGAACCAATCGATTCAGGATTCCAAGGACATCGACTCACAGTTAGATGAACTTAAGAGCCAGTTGGGGCACAGCGCTATGGACGACGATATTTTACAGCATTACGCAAGTGAGTACTATGACCCGGTTAAGGCTCATGAGTACTACATGAAGAATCGTGAGCTCAAAGGTCGTACGTCTACGTCCGGACTCAACGACAAAGGTCGAGAGGCAGCTTCCTACATCAAGAAGCAAATCAACGACGAACGGGATGCAAAGATTGCAGCTGACAAAGAGAAGAGCAACAAAACGGTTAAAGACCTTGGCGAAGCAAGAAAGGCTGACATCGATGCTGCCAACCAGCAGTTGAAGACGACAGTCGAACAATTGAACGCCAGCAAGAAATCGCAAGTTGAGAGCGCTAAGAATCAGATGCAGTCACAAGTGGATTCCTTACGAGACGCCTTGAAGGGAATGGACAAGGAAGCAAAGGCAGCTAACCGAGAGATGATTCTCGCAAGAATAGCTAGTCTTCGCGAAACCAACGCCGCTTTCCGAGAGAAAGTCTCAGAGGATACACGAAGCGCTATCTCCGAACAACGGAATAGCACAAAGGGCTATAAGGAGCAGGTCTCCGAGTCAACAAGAGATGCCGTTTCTTCAGAAAGGGAACGACATAAGACTGCCAAAGAACAGATAAGGAATGAGGCTGAAGAGAAGTACGCAAACGAAATCGCCAAGCTTCATGACGAAGGTAGTTTCAAAGCCGTTTCCAAGAAAAGGAGGTAAAAGTTCAAAATGGCTAAATACGATTTTAGCGGCTGGGCGACCCGCAACAATCTGAGATGCTCTGATGGTCGTACGATCATGAAAGACGCATTCAAGGATGACGACGGGAAGGAAGTTCCGCTTGTTTGGAACCACCAGCACAATGAGCCAAGCAATGTTCTCGGACATGCTCTGCTTGAGAATCGTGACGAAGGCGTCTATGCATATTGCAACTTCAATGACACCGAAAACGGCGCGATCGCAAAAGCCCTGGTTAAGCATGGAGACATTGTTTCCCTTTCTATTTATGCCAACCAGCTTAAGCAGAACGGACCTAACGTGATGCATGGCATGATTAGAGAGGTTAGCCTCGTTCACGCCGGAGCCAACCCCGGAGCATTTATCGATGCTGTAATGGTACACGGCGAAGGTGCTGAAGCAGACGAGGCAATTATTTATACCGGCGAAGACATTTCGCTGCAGCATGCTGATTCCGAACCGGAAGAGGCAGAAAAAAAAGAATCTAAACAGGAGGAACCCAGCATGGCAGAGGCCAAGAACGAAGACAAGACCGTAAAAGAAGTGTTTGACACTCTTACGGAGGAACAGAAGACTGCGGTTTATGCGGTTATTGGTCAGGCAATCGAAGACGCTAAAGGCGGCGACGATAACGACGAAGATGAAGATGAAGGAGATGAAAACGTGAAGCACAACGTATTTGACAATGATTACGCCCAGGATGATACCCTGGTGCACGACGCTCTTAACGAGATTATGACGAACGCTCGCAGAAGCAATGGTTCTCTTAAGGAGACCTACATGGCTCATGCTGCTGACTACGGCATCGAGAACATCGATTTTATCGATACCGAAGAGAAGGACATCTACGATCGTCCGGAATTCATTAACAACCAGCCTAGCGACTGGGTATCGGTAGTAGTTAATGGTGTTCATCACACCCCGTTCGCAAAGGTTCGTATGCAGTTCGCGGACATTACCGCTGATGAGGCTCGTGCAAAGGGTTACATCAAGGGTAAGTATAAGAAGGAAGAGGTATTCAAGCTCCTTAAGAGATCTGTATCTCCTACCTTCATTTACAAGAAGCAGAAGTTCGACCGCGAGGACATCGTTGATGCCGACTTCGATATTATTCCGTGGGTTAAGGCTGAGATGAACGTTAAGTTCAACGAGGAGAAGGCTCGCGCGTATATTTTCGGCGACGGTCGTTCTGCTGAGGATGAGGACAAGGTTGATGACAGCCGCATCATTCCTGTAATTAGCGATGAAGACCTCTTCACCATCAAGAAGACGGTTACCCCTGCACAGGGCGAGTCCCTTGAGCATGCCATCATCACTGCTGCTGTTCTGGCACAGGATGACTATCAGGGTTCTGGCAACATCACCGGTTTCTTCGAGGCTAAGCAGGTTTCCAAGATGCTGCTTATGGAAGACCAGTTCGGTCACAGACTGTACAAGACCATCAACGAGCTTGCTACAGCTATGGGTATCAGCAGAATCGTTAAGGTTCCGGCAGGTGTATGCCCGGCTAACTTCTACGGCGTAATGCTTGACCTTCGTGACTACAACGTAGGTCAGAAGAACGCTGGCAAGATGAGCTTCTTCGAGAACTTCGATATCGACTACAACCAGCAGAAGTACCTCATGGAGGAGCAGCAGTCCGGTGCTCTTACCAGACCTTACTCCGCTATCGTTCTCAGCGCTGCTAACTAATTCAACCATATTCAGGAGGATTAACCATGAACAAGATTTATGAAGATGCAAAAGACCTTCATGTACGTGTCGTAATGATTTACCAGGGCACTTCTGCCGGCGCTACCAAGGCATTCGTTGACGAGGCTTGTACGACGCAGGCTAAGACGAGCGAGCTTAAGGATGCGTTCATCAAGGGTTGCCTCATCAAGCTTGCTGCTGGCGGCTTCGTAAAGCCTTTCCAGTATACCGAGTCTGAGGGCGTAGGTTCCATTTCCTATATCGCTCCCTCTGGCTCTACCGCTGCTGTTGCCGCTCTTGCCGGCGTAGCGGATGCTTCAAACCCCTCTTAGGTCTGACTGTTGAACCCGAAGATGGTCAGACAATAATGTACGAGACAGCCGTTTCTGACATTCAGAGCGGCGTTTCGGTATCGGGGAACAAGATAACGGGAACGCTTAAATACCTTAGCACAGGGTCCATCGTTGAAGACTATGGTGTTGGTAACTTCCTTGCGCTCAAGTTCTCGAATGTCGATCCCGAAGCGACCTCTGTTAAAGTTGGTCTCGAACCTTCCGACGAGGGTCTTCAGGAATTGCTTGGGGATTCAGACATGAACGCAATTGGCAAGATTACAGATAAGAATACTCAGAAGTTTAGGGTTGAGACCACCGACGATAGCGGTAGACTTACGACCCAGATCTTCGATTTGAGCGGATTGGAGGTACTTGCAGAATGACCGTTGTGTTTGGAGCACTTAAGAAGAAGACTAGTCCTGCGAAGAAGGAAACTCCTAAGAAGGAAGAGGCTCCTAAAAAGGAGCGGACCAAGCGTCAGACTAAAGAAGAGTAAAAGTTACGGAGAGAATTCAAAATGGCAAAGTATTATGGAGAAATCGGTTTTGGTGTCGTAACAGAAGTTAAACCGGGTGTATACAAGAACGTCATAGTCAAGCGAAATTACTATGGCGACTTGATTAAAAACACTCGGAGTCTTCAGTCTGCGAACCAACTGAATGACAACGTGAACATCTCGGATGACATTAGTATCGTGGCCGATCCATATGCCAGGGAGAATTTTCATTCGATGCTTTACGTGACTTTTATGGGTACCAAGTGGAAAGTGTCGCACATCGACGTCCAGTACCCAAGACTCATATTGTCGGTAGGGGGTGTGTACAATGGCTCGGACAAGACTCCAGCTTCAAACAATGCTTGAAGAACTTCTTGGGAGCCGGAATGTATACTTTCAGCCCCCGCCGTCAATACATATGAATTACCCTGCTATTGTTTACGAGCCTTCTGGTATTCGTAATGTGGCAGCAGATAACTTACATTACAATCAGCATAAAGCTTATCAGCTGACTGTAATCGATGAAGATCCGGATAGCGAGATTTCGGATGCTGTATCTAAACTTGAGATGTGCAGTTTTAACCGATCTTTTGCTTCCGACGATCTCAATCACTTTGTGTACACACTTTATTATTAAAGGAGGATTGTAACATGCCCGATGTTGCTTTTAATCTCAATTGGGACCAGGCCGGTCAGAGATTGTTCGAGACCGGTGTTGACAGAGGCGTTCTTTACCCGTTTAAGAAGTCCAATGCACAGGCAACAGCAGCCACTTACCAGGCTGGTGTAGCTTGGAACGGCCTTACTGCTGTAAACGAGAACCCTTCCGGTGCAGAGGCTACTGCTCTGTATGCCGACAACATTAAGTATCTGAACCTTATGTCCGAGGAGCAGTTTGGCGCTACGATCGAAGCGTATACGACCCCTGATGAATTCGCAGAGTGTGATGGTCAGAAGGCGCTCGCTACCGGTGTTGTAGCCACACAGCAGACGAGAATCCCGTTTGGTTTCTCTTACAGAACTCGTATCGGTAATGATGAAGATGGTACCGATCACGGTTACAAGATTCATCTCGTATATGGTGCAATGGCTTCTCCTTCTCAGAAGAACCGTTCGACCGTTAACGAGTCTCCGGAAGCGATGACGCTCTCTTATGAAGTTACCACGACTCCGGTGCCTGTAACCGGCGGAAAGCCTACCGCTCACCTCATTATCGACAGTACGAAGGTTGATGCCACGAAGCTCGCCAATTTCGAGAAGACGCTTTATGGTACTCCTGCAGTCGATGAAACCCCTGCAGTACCCGCAACACTTCCGTTGCCGGATGCCGTTGCTTTGGCATTCGCAGCTGGCTGATG